GTATTCGATTATCCAGGTCCGGTATTTGGGGGATAACGGGATTTCCAGTCGGTCCATGAACGCCCTATTGCCACTACATATCCCTCCCCCCAGAAGTTCATCGAGTTCAGAGCCTAACCCTTTGGTTTGCCGTTGTGTCGGGTTTTGGGCTTGGGGCGGGCCTTGTGTTCGTGGCTGTTTGACCACGACCTTTTTCCTACCTTGCGAGGCTTCTGCTTGTTCATTAACTAGTACCCTCAAGAGTCTACCGCGAGTAATAGGGTCCATGTTCCTATCCTGTCAATCTCTGGTCACACGGACGGTGATGGTACCGACACAGCAGTCCGGTGGTGTTGCTACACCAGTACACGGCCGGACTGCCTCACCTGATGCTTCCTCCTCCGGTGTCGGATCGGACGGTTCCTCACCACACGGATCACAGGACTCGGAGCATGTGCTGGAAGACAGTGTCCAACCGGCCATAGTCTTCTGGTAGAAGCATGAACCGGTACACGTCGCGCCTGCGGTGGGGTCGGCCAAGGCTATTGTGAAGGTGATGTCAAGGTTCTCTAAATCGTCCTCGTTGATCTCTACGGACGCTGAGCCAGTGTTGTCCACCCCACACACGACCGCCATACTCAGCCGGAGCCGACCATTGCCGAGGTCGGTACACGTCATACCGTAGGCGGCTTCGGTGGTACCTAGAAACCCACAGTGACCACCGCTGCCGAACCACGTCCCTTCGGCATAGCTCAGGTCTACTTGGTCGGAGAGGCAGGCGCAATCGTCGTCCGATGATACTCGGGCAACTAGTGGGCACTTGAGGTGACAGCCGATGCACGGCCCTTGGTCCCATTGACAGTCACGGTGGTTAGCCATGACAGGTAGGATATGGCCGATCGCACCCAGTTCATCAGGAGAGGTGCCGGTTCCTTGTCCGACGGCGTAATCGACATGGATACCGAACCGTATACGGGTGCAGTTGCCGACGACCCAGACGTTGACCTCGGGGGCCACGTCTGTTATCCCACGGCCGCCGATGACAGTCCCGGACTCGGGCGGCTCGGATATGACATCACACGAGCAGCAGTTGGGTAGGGTGATCTGTTGGAATAGGACGACAAGAGGATCGAAGCATGAGGCCCCGGTGGTGGACGACCCAGAGTCACACCCCGACCAAGTCAGGCGTAGTGAGCCGGGGTCTCCTAGGGGATCTGGTGGGACACACTCGAAGGTTAGCGACAGAGTACCACCACGAAGGGCTACGGCCCCGTGCCATTTCTTGTCGGAGTCCGAGTAGATGAGTTCGGTACGTACTCCTCGGGCCGAACAGCAGTTCTCGACATCGGCTAGGTAGAGGAATAAATTCCGTGCGAGTCCCGGCCCCTCTCCTATAGGCCAACAGTCTTTGCGGACGTAGACCGGGCCATCACCCGTCCCAGTACCCGTCTCCGGGTCGTGAGGTGGGATGGCGTCGCAGCACGAGAATGCGTAGGCGAGGATGGGGTCCGGGTCGTAGGCGACGTGTAGACCTTGTAATACGCCGGACGACGGTGGTTCATCCCGACAGAATGGGTCGATTAGTCGGGTAAGGACGGGAAGTGGTTCGCCGGGGTCACCGGTGCCTGTCTCATAGAGGACTCCGTAGTCATCATGGAGGCCCCTTGCTACTCGGATGGGTCTGTCGGATTGCTGGGCCACGGAGGTGTTACCGACCTTAGTTCGTTAGTCTGGGTTGATCGGTTCTATGAAGTAGACCGGCCGTCCACGCATAAAGAGCCCTGTAGTTTGGTCGAGATACCATTGGTACGCAACCTTGGCAGTCCGAGTGACGGCACCGACGACTACTTGTACGTCACCCGGAGTGACCTCAAGATGGCTTATCCACGGGTGCTCTGTAAAAAGGCAGTATCCGCCCTCGGCTGCACCCGTCCCGGTGCCGGTCCCCGGGTCGATAGTTCCTGTGCTAGTATCTTCCTCCGGCCCGTACCGGCGCATCCGAACTATGCTGAGCGGGTCAATGAATGCGGGGCCGGGGCATAGCCGGCTAGAAACCGTCTCGCACGCTTGCTCGTCGGCTGTACCTGTCCCGGTGCTGTTATCCCGGACCCCGACTACAGGCATGTGTGGGCCGCCACCGCGCTGGTGGTAAGCAGGGGTGTGCTCTGGACACCCTCGTTCGTAGGGGCATGCCTCTACGTATCCCCACGGTGGGGCTTCGACGACACGAGCCCATGAGTAGGCTACGTGGTCGGAATTGAGTTGTATTTTGTCTACAAGAACTGCCAGGAATGTCTCTGCCCCCCCACTCCTTGATACGACCCACCAGCGACCGAACTTGTCCTTGGCTATCTGTACCCACTCTCCGGTGTCGTTGCCGGCCCCTGTGGTGTATATTGTCTGTTCATCCCCCGGTTTCAAACCCTCGACGACTGTCAGAGTGGGGTTAACTGGATAGTCTAGAAGCTGATAAACTTCTCCTGTGCCCTTACCTGCTGTATTCCCGCTTAGAGGTGTAATTGTCGTTGTGACTTTGCATATGTAGAAGTCCGATGACTGTTGTGCGTCATCCGTCTCCGTCCGCGGCCCACCTCGGCTGTCTTTGAGTTGAGGATTGCGCCTTAGATAGTCCTCGTAGAGTTCCTTGAACTTGTTACGATCAGACTCGTTGAGAACGTACTGGTTGCCGGGTGAGAACGTTCTAGGATCTGGTGGTGGCATTACCTATGAGATGTTAGTGTACGGTGGAAGGGGCAGACAGAAATCTTCGGGTATACCTAGCAATCTGAAATCCGACTGGCCGTACCTCTCTATGTGTACGACCCCTACGCTGGGGTCCTCTGCGTCGCATTGTATATGCCCCACTGGTGAACCTAGAAGGGTGCCGTTGTTCTGTGCCGCGTCTGCCTCTGCCTCCGTCTCCCACGGCCCGTACAAGTCGATGTCACTCGTCATGAACTGGTCTTGTAGAAAGGCTACATGGTTGACTGCGGCTCGGCACGGGAGAAACAACTTCTCCCAACTTTCTGCATAGTTCAGTCCTGGTATGCCGAATGTCTCCTTTACTAGCCACCATGAATACAAAACGGTCTTGACAAATGCGGGTTTACCTCGACCGTCAAGTAGAGTACGTGTGTTCTCACCATTCCAGTCCTTGAATCTGATGAAGTGGTGTGGATTGTCGGGATCGGGGTCTGATCCGTCGATGGGGGTTAAGCACCAGTGTGATCGGTTACGGCCGCCCGTACCTGTTTGGCCCAAGGCACTGCACCAATAACCTCTGAGGACTCTAGTGCCCTCATCCCATACGTCTCTATCCCACGTCTCGTATGGTCCGCCAGGGGTAGGTGTTAGCTCGATAGCTGTACCAGTGTTCGTGCCAGTACCTAGTACGCCTTCACGTCTGCGGTACTTGATCTCGAATAGAAGCTCCCTAGTCCAATAGCACTCACAATCTCCAACACCCGTGCCAGTGTCACTACGCACCATACGGAAGTGGCGCTCAGTGTCTCCCGGTTTGAACTTGATCGTTCTGGGGGGAAGCCCCCATAGGGGTAGGGCGTTTACAGTGTCCTTCATCTGCTCGATGAGGGATATACTATGCTGATCGTTGGTGACGTTCTGGGTTATTGATACTGTAGTCCGTGTGAACACCCACTCATTATTAGGACCGTGTATTGGTTCATGGGACGAGGAGAGGATACGACGGCCGAATCGGTCATAACTCGCCTCCTCAGTGTAGTCCGAGTGGCGAATGCGAATCTTTTGAGGTTCTTCTGTTGGATCACAGTACGCGGAATCTGCACACCGGTCCTTGCCGTCCGCTGTCGGTTTACTGCTAAAGACCTTGGTAACGTACCAAAACTCTGGCCTCTCCCCGGGTTTAGTCTCTGGTGCAGGCTCTACATCTGTAGTTCGACGACACCAGCAACAAAGATCGTACTCCCCGGAGAATCGGCTGATGACGTAAGGTGACCCGGGCTGTGGTAGCGTTTGGCAGTTTCGTGCATTATGCGGTCCGTCTACACCGGGAGTTCCACGGACTTTGTACTTAACCGTAACCGTGACATGCCCGTCCTCATCCTCTGACTCTCGGACCTCGAACGGTCCCATGTTAGTGCAGGCCATCTATATCCCCGCGGAGTAGAGCATGACAGGATTTGCGTTGGCTTCTTTGGCGGTGTTACGTTCGATCTTATTCAAGATGGGCTCGATCTTGTCAGGTGCGCCCATACCGGTCGAGATGACAGACCGTCCTGGGTATCCTTTACTGCTCAACATCGGGTCCTCGAATCTATCCCGCAAGAAGTTGGCGTACTCGACGAGGCGCGAATAACCTTCCGGGCCGGTAGCTAGTGAAGCACGTACCTTCTCGATGGCTTGGTGGGCATGGTGGGCGGCCTTTCCGACTTGGGCCATGCTCTTAGCACCGGCCTTACCTAACCCTTCTAGTATCTCTTTGTCCTTAGCAGCTTGAGCTGCGTCTTTAGCCTTCTTAGCAGCCTCGGCTTCTTCTAGTTTCTTTCGTAAATCCTCGATCGTCTTGAGGGCATCCTTAGCGCCTTGTCCCTCAGCGACCTTGAACGCCTCGATAGCTTTCTTTAGACTATGAGCGAGGATATCACCTTGGGCCGCTATCTCGTCTGCTGCCCCCTCATTCATCTTTTCTATGAGTTTGTTGATCTCATCTGTCCGTATACCAAATACGTCCAAGAGCTTGGCGAACTCTGCTAGAATCTCCTTAAAGCCTCGCTTGAACTCAAGTACGAAGACGTTGGATATATAAAAGGCAACTGCCGAGAACCCCTCACTAATAAGAGTCCATAGAGGGGGCCATAAATCCTTTATCTGCTCAACTGCCAAACGACCGTAAGCAACGACGAACTCCCATCCGAGCTTGAAGTCAACTTGCATGGCCCGAGTCACGTCATCTATCACTCTTTCCCATCTTGAGAACATCACTTCTACTTGGGCAAGAGGTCCCTTAGCGACGTCGGCTAGTTGTGAGAAAACAGTCACAAGACCCTTACCGGCTTGAAATACCCCTGACACAGCCCCGTAGATCGCTCCGACTGATATCACGATTACGGCAAGAGCCGCAGCAGCTCCTAAGAGGTTAGTCACGGACAACAGGCCGGTCATGATGGTCAGAACTGCATTGAATACCGTCACGGCTCCAGTTGCTAGTCCTAAAGCGATCGTCCATGCGTTCACTAAGGTATTAGTGATAGCCCACACTACGTTGAATGCAATGACTGCCGTCTTCGCTATCAGTAGAACTCCCTTGAAAGCGAGGATAGCGGTCGTCTGTGCCAGCCAAGCGGCAGTCGAGAGGATTATGTTCAGACGCAGGGCATAAAAGGCGAATGAGAGCAATCCTAATACTACGGTGCCGATCTTGAAGGTAGCCCATAGGCCAACGATGACTCCAGTTACCTTAGCAATCGTTATGAGAAGTTGCCTATTCTCTTGGGCGAAGCTCTGAACGCCTTCCTTAGCCATATTGAAACCGTCAATGGCTACGTTCACCCACTTCCTGATCTCTTGGGTGAAGGCGCTCAAATCTCGGATGCGTTGTTTTATATCGAATGCACTGACGATAGCATCCCCGATATCTTGTAGAGTCAGTCCTACGTCATCTTTAAGGGTGGACCATAGACCTGACAAGGTCTTGCTACCATGCTCCATCCCTTGAAAGAAACGTCCGCCTTTGGATGTTGCCGTCTCAAAAGCCTTTCTCACCATATCGAAGGTAATAAGTCCCTTCTCCATCTGATCTCGGAAATACGTTATATCCTTTCCTGACGTTCGGGCCATCTCAGCAAGCGGATTGAAGCCCGCGTTCTGCATCTGAATTAGTTCACCACCCATTAGACGGCCAATAGACTTTACTTGTTGAAATGCGTAGGCCATCCCCATCAGCTTTTGCTCGTCCCCACTGACCACATCACCCAGCATCCGAAGCGTCTGTATCAGGTTCGCCGGATTCGCCGCCTCGGCTTGGAATAGCATCTTAGCGGCTTGAGCAAGCGTATTCGTGCCTAGAGGAGTCTCGGCTGCGAACTGTTGGATTTGACGCATCACTATCGCACCGGCTTCCATATTCTGTAACATGGTGCCGAAGGATGTCGTCAAGTCTTCAGCGGCAGCGGACCTCTGAATGGCATTTAGGCTAGTGCCGAATAAGCCCAACACCCCGACAGCTCCGAGGAGGCTGTACTTGATCTGTTGAGCGAAGCCTACGATGTTGTTCTGGTAGGACTGTATTTGGTATGCTTGTCTCTCAATAGTTTGGGTGACGACTTGCGTAGCCGAACTAGCGGACGTGAGCATTCGCAGGTAGGACGTGGCGTCCCCTAGCAGCCTCACAACCATACGCCCAAGTTCAGTTTCCGACATTGGTGGCTATGCGCGCCTTAGTTAATCTACGTACTTACCTTGGTTCACGTCGTACATTCTCAATGAACCGTCTGGTTGACTGATTCTCACTCGACCACCAGTGGCCCTTATGCGGCTAGAAAGGTTGAACTCGACCTCTTGTTTGGGTGTGCGGCTCTCATCTTCGTCTCTGTCCTCGAATGGGTTAACGAGTGCTCCTCCCTTGCTCAATCTGATCTTGAGTCCGTTTATGTCCACCGGACCTTGAATCATCTCGGCACGCACAGCCATCAGGTAGGTACAGACCATGCCGAAATGAGGTGGACATTCGAGCGGATCGTCCCATACCCGCTCGATCCAATCCCATACGAGACTGAACTTACGGCGTCGCCACATCAAGACCGTGTCGGGGTCTAGACCGAAAGTCGCCGCTACGACAAAGACATGGTCGAGCGGCCCGGGCCTTTTGGGGTGTCGGTGAGATCAGGAGGCTCCCACTCACTCTTTAGGTCTTTTCTGACATAGTCATCAGGTGCAATATACCCGGTATCGTCTAGGTCGTGATTCGTCCGGGTGTCTGCTTCGGGTTCGTCCTCATCCTTCTCGGCCAAGTCTCCTAGGTCTTTAGCTTGCTCGAATAGGGGTTTGATGACTTTGCTACCCCATGACTCTAGCTCCTTGGCAGGCACTAGAATAGGGTTGCCGGACCTATCACGTCTTGCCTTCCAGCCCTTGCCGCTCTTATCTCGCATATGCTCTTGTGCATTGGGGTCCTCAGTGGCTTGGCAGACGCATCCTGATAGAAGGGCGACTTGAGCTTCCGCGCCGCCTTCCATGTTGGCCACATCCGGTTTACCCCTACGAAGGTTGACCTTCGCAGCTCGGATACTGGCGTTGCGGTACTTGATCGCTGCCCCCTCGGTAGGCTCTATGAGAACATAGCGGGCACCGCGGTAGCAGATCAAGAACTCTTGGGGCTGGTCGTCGTCGTAGTCGAAGATGGTGTGACTAGACATATGTCTCTCGGGAGGGTGGCTACTTGGGTTGGTGGTCTGAAGCTGTTACTCTACTCAGACTCACTCTTGGGTGTAGCTGGTTGGGGCTTCGGTTGTGGGCTAGGACGACTCGGGACTGATGGCGGAGGACTCACCGGTTGTGAAGGAGGCGGAACCGTCGGGCTCGGCGTCGTTGGTTGCCCTTGAATCTTGGGGGCAACCCTCTTACCCGACTTCACCGCAACACCTATCGGACGGTCCTCATCGTCCCGGGGCCCTTCATATATCGGGGCGTTTACTTCCGGTCCGGACGCATTCAGGCACTCAATACCTGCTCGGTGAGGAGCGTCGAAGATGGCGGGCTCATCTGGGGTGGAGCAGTAGGGGCAATGGATACGTCGAGGCATTACTTGTCTCCTTTAATGGCTTCTTTGACGTCGTCGAAGTGGAGGCACTCTTTCAGGTTCGGACAAGGGTCGTTCGGACTGATCACGGCGATCTTCCCGTTGCAGAAATCGTTACCTGCGGTGGCATCGTAGAGGATACCGACGCACGGAGCGCCGTAGCCGTCCACAATCACTACCTTATCCCCGTTCTTCGCTTCTCGACCGTTCTTGTAATGCATACTGGACCTCCTTACGAGTAATACATACAGGTACTAATGGTTACGTCCCACCAAACAGAGTGATGACCGGGACTTCCTCGGTATCGTTCACCGGGTCCACGTTGGTACAGACGATAGTGAACGTGCCGAGCGGCATAGTGTTGCGTTGCATGGAAGCGAACGAGGCTTGCTGGAGGAATCCGTAGAAAGACTCCTGATCGCCGTTGCTGTAGGTGCATGTCCAGACGCCCTCGACGCCTAGCACGGATTGTAGAAGTTGAGTCTTGAGTTTGGGATCGTAGGCACCTGTAAACTGTCCGTCGGTGAAGTCGACCAGTTGCCCTGCGGCATAGGTCATCACCGATTCGTTGTGCATAGTCGTCGTGTTGATCTTCTCCCCCATCGTCATACCGATAGGGGTACCCTCCGTTTCCCAGATGCTCAGCTTCGGGAAAGCTGCGAAGGTATAGAAGCACCGGTACCCGTCCTTGAGTCTGTGCCCGAACGGGGTGCCTCTTGCGGTGGGTGATGGGGCGGCCATGAAGATAGACCCCAGCCACCCGAGGAGTAGTAGGATCGTCAGGATGATCTCAGCCAAGGTAGTGTCTCCTAGGGGTTGGGGTCTTAGATCTTAGGTCTTAGGCTACAGGTCTATGCTACGGATTGGGATCGATGGTGGTAAAGCCTTCGAGCGTGTGAATGAACCGGTTACTTCCTTGCTCTTGCATCGGACCTATAGGAAGTCGGCTTGGTGTAACAGTTTCCACTCTGTAGGTGTGTGTTAAGGTGCCTTGGGTACTAGCAATGGTGACCAATGCCCAATAGGCTGATGGGCCGCATATGGCTGCAAGGATAGAATTCGCTTTCGTCCATCCCGACTCCTTCGTGCGACTGCGAACTCGGATATGCCACCCAATGTGTTCCCACACCGCCCCCGAGTGAGGGTCTTGCCCGTCAAACTGTCCTTCTCGCTTATAGACAGTGATACAGTCATCGGGGTCAGCTGGCTCGGACTTCGCGTGAATAGGCCATAATCGTTCCTTCGGGTCGTCTTCATCGTCTGGGTCCGTTCCTTGACTCAAATTGTCGATGAGGAGACATCGGAGTACGTCGGCTGGGTCATGTGGGAAATTCGACTCCATTAGCGATTAGTCCCACATAGTCCGGTTGTCTCGCCTAGCTTGAGGTGGATCATAGTATTCGGCTGGCGGTATCTGGGGAGGAGGGCGGTACTCTAGAGCTGTCTTGATGATCCACCCTAGTACGACACCTACTATTACCATACCCACTAGAATCAAGGTGAACACCCCGACGGACATATCTACCATGATCGCTCCCTAGTCATCGTATGCGGCAATGCACTCAATCCGTTTGAACCCATCCTCATCTGACGGCCCCGTTAAGGTTATTTCTATGTAGTAGGTCCGGCCTAGACTAATGTCGGCTGGTAGTACATCATCCTTATCGATGATTCCGTGCCATCTACCATTGGTTCCAGTCATGTAGGTCATGGTTCCAGTGGCTATCTCAGTCTCGTCGTCGTCTGAGTCCTTCAGTACCCAAGATCCTGAACCGGAGTTTATGTACTCATCGGTTCTCTTATTCTTGGCCTTGTCCCAACGGATAAGATTATCCGCGTTTATGAACAAGACTTGGGTATCTATTGTGTATTCTTGGTTAGACATCCTAGTTCAGTCTAGCCACACCTGATACCAACGGGGATATAACTACGGTACCGCTCACGAGTGGATGTACAGTCACGTATCCCGTAACGGCATCGTGTGAAAGTTCTACGATGCTTGAAGTATCCCACTGGAAGTCGTCTATTGAAAATTCTGGCGTCTCCGTTGTCAGCGGGAACGCCAAGTCGTCCAGGAGGAAGGCGGCATCGTCCACGGGGTCACGCTCCCCGCGTCTGAGTGTCCACGCTCCCGGTCGTGCTCTGCGTCACGGCCACGAGGTCGGCGGTGTCCGCGGCGTTGCGGAGGCTGAGCTGGCCGCTGGTCCGGTTCCGGTTACGCTTGTTACCCCAAGGCATCGATTCGGCGATCCGGCGGATCATGCCGAACAGGCCGGCCGGTTGTCCAGCGGCCTCCGCCGGGACGGTGAACTTGGCCTCCGTGTACGCCCCGTCGGCGATCTTGGCCGTGGTAATGGCCCCGTCCTGGAGCGT